AACACTAGTATCTTCTTTCAAATCAATTTCTATACAAAGATCTTTATATTCTGGAGAGTCTTTTATAGTTTTGAAAGTAAAATTAAATCCTACATTTTTTAATAAGACTAAATATTTTCTAATTTGTGTTGGTGTAAAAGGAGACTTTTGAAAATATACAATTATTTTCACAGTACCCTTAAAATTACGTATTGCTGCAAAACAGATTGAGCCTTTTACAAATTTAAGCTTTCCTAATTTATAATTACATGTACTTGCCATAGTTATTTAAGTTTAAATCTGAAAGGTGATACGTATATAGTTCTGCCATTATCGTTTCTAACTTTTAATTTTCCTGTGTCTACAATTTTTGTAACTTTATAAGTTCTTCCTAAAGTTAAAGTATTTGTACCAAATGTACATATCATATTAACAGGCTTTTTAAGATTTTTTCTCTTTAAAGCATTTAAATCTCGCTTTACTTTATTTACATCATTTAAAAATTCCTGACGCCTTAAATGTTTTTTAATATATATTGAATCTAATCTATTTATATTAGCTACCAAAATATGATATTGTGGAACAGGGCCATAACCTATATGCACTTCATTACAATAGATAACTGGAAAATACTTAAAAATAACATCTTTTACATAAGCAGAACTTACATGAAAAAAACCAGTTATTCTGATGTCTTCGTAGATATGCTCAATTTCGTTTAAGATATTACGACCACCGTTACCAAAAGCCCCAATCGCATTATCGATAAGGGTCATTTTACAATTACTCGTTTCTCTTGTTTTAATAATAGTAAACATAATTAAATTATTCTGAGTTTTTTCATAATATATTACTATATTATGCCGCTAGTTTAGTTAACGGATGTGTTAAAATTAAATCATTATATATTTTTTGTAACGCTTCTGTATAAGAAATACTATACAGATTAGAAACAAAAACTATACTATCTCCAGAGGAGTGGCCAAAATCTTTATAAAAAAGATCATAGCCGTTCTCTGAAGGATATATATTGAAAGAAGGTATTTTATCCTTTCTAAAAGGACTTTTATACATCTTTCGCGGTTGAAATGAACCGTAATAAAAATTAAAAATGTCTACATCATACAAGCTGTGCCTCTTGAACAATTCTTTGGAAAGGTTCTCTGGGGGATGCGTTTGCTTTGTTGAAATTTCCATTTTCATTTTGAATATTATCGATAAATAACTCTACCATACTGGTTGTATATTCATCATAAAATTCTTCTGGATGCCACTGTACTCCAAAGATAGGTAAATTATTGTGTATAAATGCTTCTACTACAGCCTCTGATTGAGGTATTTCACGGTTTTGTCTGTTGTGAATAAATATTTGCGTAGCCAATAAATCTGTAGATAAATCGTTAAGCATAACTCCTTGATGATGATGTGAATTAACATCCATACCAAAATTCTGCGGATACACTAATTCCTCTCCATATGTATATACAGGTACATACACTTGATGGCCTTTTTCCCATCTATTTTTTGAATCAGGATGATTTCCCAAATGTTGAGTTATCCTGGAACCAAAATGAGCAGCTAACATTTGCATACCTAGGCATATACCCATAATAGGTATACCAGACTCAATATACTGTTGTAATCTGCTAATATAGAACCATTGTCTAAATAGATCTCCAGTCCCATTAAAATAGCTCGGCTTTTGTCCATAAAGACCAGGATTTAAATCAGGCCCTCCAGACAAGAACAGCATATCGATTTCTACATCTCCTACTTCAATTTCAGGAGTTAAAATTACCGGTATACCGAATGTAGAAATATATTCTAAATAAGTTTTAGATACTCCATAACTTTGTGGTCCTGTTGACCATCCTGGAATTCCTATCTTTACTTTTGACATCTTTTGTTGTTTTTTTGTTTTAAAATAAATGGAGGGAATTTCACCCTCCGTTTTCATACTTTTTACTACTTAAAATGGTAAGTCTTCACTAACCTCAGTATTACCTGGATTTGTAGGAAGATCTTCACCTGTTTCAGAAGCCGGTAAAGGTTGAAAATCATACACGTTATTTTTATCATAACGTAGTCTAGTGTTTTCAACTACTGGATACTCGCTACCCTCAGAAATAGATTCCGCGAAATACTTTAGCGGTATTCTCGTGCGGACTCCTATAGATGTCCCATCGCTTTTTAAGTATTCTTGTCCAGAAAACTTCATACGTAAGCTTTTATTTCTCAATAATTTAGCTAACGCATCTGCATAGGATTCTACATCTTTTCCTGTAGTGGCGTCAAGTTCTTCTTTTGTCACACATTTAGTAGCTAAATGCGCAATCTGTTCAAGGGAATATTTTTGAGCTCGCTCATTCATATAAAGTCTATACGAATTTTTAAACTCATCATCTTCACCTTTTAATTTAAATGTCATGTTAATGTACGGTTTATCAGGATTTTCTGAATTACCTTCTACATCAACAATTGTTACCTCTGAAATGCCAGGGCGGATATACTTTGATCCACCTTCAGCGCTGTTTATATCTTTTGTACTAAACATAATATTATACCTCTGAATTAATCTATATAAATCTTGTCCCAACTGAATTCAAAATCTTGACCTGCAAGATGTTTTGTTCTGGAACCACATACAACTTCATCACTTGTGGTAAATGATATACGTAAATTTGAATTTTCACCTCGGTACATATAGCCTATAGCATCAGCACCAGCAGCAATAATATTACGTATTTTACCGGTTAAATCTAAATCTTTTGCGGCCACTTCTTCACCTCGTTTATTAGAGATGAATTTGTCCTTTAGATGACATACAAAAATAACATTATCTGCTAATTCTGTAACAAAATTTAACCAAAATACAAATGCTTGTCGTAAATAATGATAACCACCTCCATTAGGCAGTTCTAAGACACTTTTACCTTTAAAATTCTTTCCAATAGGAGTCTGCTTATATAAATTAGTAGCGTACTCTTCACACCATTCTTCTAATTTTGTAGCAGTATCTAATGAAATATATTTATAAGGCTTGCCTTCTTTTTTAATTGTGTTACCTACTTCGTATAATTCTTTCAAACTATTTACCTCTATTTTTAAAGCATCTACAAAGTGCGTACCCTTTTCTAAATCTAGAATTAGATTATTTTCAAGAGCAGCTAGTTGTGTAGTTTTACCTGTTTTGGGAGACGAATAAATAACTAACTTACCAGGCGATTTTCTTGTCGCTTTGATAATTTTTTTTGGTAATGTAATCTCGCTCACATTATTTTGGGATAGTATCGTAAATACGTTTTAAATCTTCTGTATGAAATGATGGGGGCAATTCTTTAAAATAATTAACCGCGCCATCAAAATACAAACTGGTTGCTATAGGTTCTCCATCCCTATTATTTATAACATTCAGTTCTCTGTAATGATCACCTAGAATATCTATGTCGTAACCATTGTATCTATTAATCCTAAAACGTGAAGGATTAAATAGACCTAAAAGTAAATCGTAATCTCTTGAAACTTCTTTATTATTACCTAAACCATCAACAGACGGTTGTAGTCTATCTAGTTCAAAATTTTTAATACCTTCTTGAGCTTGTGCTTGTTGTTGAACAGATACGATAGTATAACCATAAGTGTCTCGTAACTCTAACATATAATCTGATGAGAACACACCTAAAGTTTCCCTTTGTGTATGTTCAGGTAGATTTCTAAGTAAAGAAATATGGTCTACTATTACAATTCTAAACTCATCTTCTGGATAGTTATATTTTATACTACCATCAGCTTGAGTTATTACCTCTCCATTATTTTCAGCATATCTTTTAAGATAATTAAAAATTTCTTTAGGACTTCTTAGATGTGTTATATATTTAACACACTGTTCAAATAAAACAAAATAAGACTCTAACTTATTTATTAATCCAAGATCTTCTTCATCAATACTACGTCCTTCAAATTTAGAATCTAGTTCTAAAGGAGAAATACGTCTACCATATTTTTTATATAATAATCTTGAAATAAGTTTTTTAATCTTACTTTCTACACTAAGTTCTAAACTAAAATAGAAAATTTTTAAAGTAAAGTTTCTATGTTTTAACCAGTATTCAAAAGGATGAAAGACAAACATTTCATCAGTAAGTTGGCTTTTACCAACTTTTTGATTTGCTGTTAAGCCTATATACATCTTTCTGTCTATACCTGGTATATGCTTGCCAAATCGAGCAAAAGGAAAAGGTATAGTAACTGTTTCACCAGCGTCACTTCTCCTTTTATTAGCTTCGATTTGGCTTCTAACTTTTTTAAATATCACACATCTTTAAAATAAAGATTTTGTGACTAATCTCTATCTATAAATAAATAAACTATTACTTGCCGGTATTTTAT